ATTACATAAACACATACAATTTAGCGAATTAATGGTAGGTATTTTACCTGATAAAAAGAAATATGGAACTAAAAGAAAGATGGCTATCTAAAACTCCTAAGTTTTGGAAGAAAGTACAAAGAGTAGGAATCATTGCAGGAGCAGTAGGAGCAGCAATAATCGCAGCACCTGTAGCTTTACCTGCAGCATTAATTACGGCAAGTAGTTATTTGTTAGCAATTGGTGGAGTAACTGCTACATTGTCACAACTTACTAAAGAGTAACTTACCTAATAGTAATATGCAGTTAAGTAAGCATTTAAGCAGAGCAGAATTTGAGCGTTCAGAAACTGCTATAAACTACGGAATAAGCAATTCGATGAACTCTGGGCAACTTGCTAAAGCTATGGCATTAGCTATTAATTGTTTTGAGCCTATTAGAGAGCATTTAGGAAAGCCAATTAGAGTTAATAGTGGTTATCGTTCTCCTGCCGTAAATAAACGCATTGGAGGGGCTCTAACGTCTCAGCATAGTTTAGGCGAAGCAATAGACTTAGATTTACACGATAGAGATTTATTCGAGTGGATTATAGACAACGTTGTTTTCGACCAATTAATTTACGAAGCAGGAAATGATAATGAGGCAGCTTGGTTTCATATTTCCTACCGAGAAGGACACAATCGTAAGCAAGTCTTACGAATGATAAAGAAAGGCGGAAAATCTACCTATATACCTTACAAACGCAAATAGAACCGAGTAACATCGGTTTTTTTATTCAAACTTATTATGAGAAGGCGTCTGTTTTTTGACATAGAAACATCATTTAATATTGGTATATTTTGGAGAAGTGGTTACAATCTTACAATACAACCAGAAGACATTATAAAAGAACGTGCTATAATTTGCGTTAGTTGGAAATGGGAAGGGAAAGATGAAGTTCATAATTTAACTTGGGATAAAAACCAATGCGATAAAAAACTTTTAAAAGATTTTGTTAAAATATTAAATCAAGCAGATGAAATAGTAGCGCATAATGGAGATAGATTCGATATAAAATGGCTGCGTACAAGATGCTTAAAACATAAGGTTGATATGTTTCCTCAATACCAATCTATAGATACGCTTAAACACGCTAAAAGTCAGTTTAATTTCAATTCAAACAAGTTAGATTATATTGCTAAATTTCTCGGAGTTGGTGCGAAGCTGAAGCACGAAGGTATGGATATGTGGAAAGCTATCATTTTTAATAAAGATGCTGATGCATTAAAGCGAATGGTAGAGTATTGTGATATGGATGTTATTGTACTTGAAAAGGTTTACCACAAATTAGAACCATATACAAAGCAAAAAGTAAATTATGCGGTATTAAGAGGTGGGGAAAAGTTTGAATGTCCTAACTGTGGAAATCTACCACACTATAAAAGTATGTACACAACTGCCGCAGGAACTATTCAACATAGAATGCAATGCTCAGATAGAAAGATTTGCAATAAGAAGTTTACTATTAATAACAAAACTTACATTGGTTATTTACAATTTAAACTTCGTAGTAATATAAAATAGCTACCTTAGTAAAACTTTTTTCGTAAAGTACAATCTGTTTTGTTTAGGTAAGAAAGGGAGTTTGGGAACATTCTCCCTTTGTTTTTTTAAAATAATTAAAATAATTTGTTTAAAAGTATTGCAGTTATAAACAATTGCATTATTTTTGTCGAAACAATAATATAAAACAGATGAAAAAACAGATTAAAGAAGCCTTAGAACTTCACGCAAAAGCAAACGAATTGCTTTACTTATGCGAAGGAATGCAGAACCGAATAGATAATATGCTACGGTACAATGCAGAGATAGCTATCCCTAACAACTTTCACGAGCATTCAGAGAATGTTATTGATACCTGCCAACGTGGATTAGGTAGATTATGGAGAAGCTACCAGATAGTGATTGATAAACTTAAAAGTCTTGATGAGATATGAAAGAAGATTTAACAAAGTACGTTGAGCAATTGGAGATTGAGCGACAAGAAAATATAGATGTTTATTCAGAAGAAACACTAAACAGATTAGAAAATTTAATTAAAGAGTACCACAAACTAATATTGTCATTATGAAAACACGGAACGTATTTAAGAAAGTAACAGAGGCATTTAACCAACACGTAAAGCCTACTACATTAGAAAACGAGTTTATACCTAACAACGGAGTAAGACACGGAGACTTAAAAAGATATTGGGATAATTACAACGCTCAATTAGTTAACAGAATCTCAGAAATAAAAAGCTATGAAAAGATTTAAGATAACATACAAGGTAAAGCTAAAGAGATGGGAAGAGCGTTACTTAATTGTAAGCGCACACACTCAGTCAGATGCTAAAGATAAATTCCAATTATGGAAAGGTTTAATAACAGATATAAGTGAGATATGAAAACAGCAGTAGAATGGTACGCAGAACAAGCAATGCAATTAGAGATACAGAGAGGAAAAGGTATTATTTCAATTAGTCAAATGCTTAATGAATTATCTAATATATTTCAACAAGCCAAAGAAATGGAGAAAGAGCAGATAATGAAAGCAAGACAAGATATTTTTCATACAGGAAATTTAACTAATGAAGAATACTACAACGAAACCTTTAAATCAGAGTAAGATGCCAGATATAGCAATGTGCAAAAATGAAACTTGCAAACTAAAAAAAGAATGTTACCGGTATATGGCAGAACCATCTAAATATTGGCAAACATACGCAGACATAAAGCCTAACGAAAAAGGTGAATGTGATTACTTTATTAAATACATAAAACCAAAAAAATGAATTATAACATACAATCAATTACAGACACAAAGAACTCATTCCCTAAAAATACACGATTCGTGTTTGAAGATTTTCTAATAGCTTGTCCTTTCTCTCTGGAGTATCTTAGACAAGTATCACGCAAACGAGAAGTAATGCAATGGCGGCAGTTAGGTATGGTTTGGTTAGCAATAGAAAATATGCACCTGAGCAAAGCAGGTAAGTTCTTTGACAAAGACCATAGCACAGTTATTCACGCTTTAAAAGTAGTTAGACAAGCCAATAACGGATTTGATTATGTGCTAAAAGAAAAGATTGATAAGATAATGAACTGCATAGACTTGAGCGTACCTTACTCAAACGATTCAAGCGAGAACGAAAAGAACTCTTTAATTTATTTAGAACGATTAATTAAAAAAAAATTAGCTGCTGAAGGTATGCTATAAGTTAATAAATACTATATTTGTAAACAATTAAAAACAGAATAACTATGAAAAAAGAAGAAGTGGTAGACGTTCTACCGAAAAGCGAAACTATCTACACTAAGCTATGGAAAGCAAAGCAAGAGATAGGTAAAGTTACTAAAGGTTCTAACAATCCTTTCTTTAATAAAAAATACGCTGATTTAAACGCTATTTTAGAAGCTACCGAACCAATCCTATTAAAACACGGTTTAATACTCTTACAACCCATCTTAGACGGCAAGGTATGCACTCAGATAATAGACATTGAAAACGGAGACAAGATAGAAAGCAGTTTAGTTCTTCCAATGATTACCGACCCACAGAAATTAATTGCTTCGATTACTTACTACCGAAGAGGGTCACTCCAAACTCTGCTCACGCTTCAGGCGGTGGATGACGATGGAAACACGGCACGAGAAGCGGTAAGTAAATTATTTCCTCAGGAACGTTTTGAATCTGGACTTGCTAAAGTATCAAACGGAGAGTTAACTACTGAGCAGTTTAAGAATGCTTTGAAAGGATATGAATTAACTGAGTTACAAACTAAGGCAATGTTGTTGTTATGAAGATTAGATGTAGCGCAATAGGTAAGATAATGACTTCTCCCAGAACAAAGGGAGAGGTTCTATCTGAAACTGCAAAGACTTATATTCAAGATTACTTTAAAGAAAAGGAGTTAGGAATAGCTAAAGAGTTTTGGAGTAGATATACAGACAAAGGTTTACAGATGGAAGATGAGGCAATAGAGTTTGCAGGTCAAGTCTTAGGATGGGAGTTTGTGGTTAAAAACACGGAACGATATAATAACGAATGGCTCACAGGCGAACCCGATGTAATTACAAAAGACTTACTTGCTGATATAAAATGCTCTTGGGATGGTTCTACTTTTCCATTATTCGATACTGAGTTAAAGAATAAAGATTATTTTTGGCAACTGCAAGGATATATGTTTCTTACCGGAATGGATAGTTCTGAATTAGTTTACTGCTTAATGAATACACCGCACCAAATCGTAGAAGATGAGGTTCGTAGAGCGCATTGGAAAGCAGGATTAATTGATGAGGATTTAGATTTGCGTGAGGCGGTACAATCTCAACACACGTTCGACCATATTCCTAACAACCTACGAATTAAAAGATTTATCGTAGAAAGAGACGAACAGGCTATCGAACAGATTAAAGAGAAAGTAGAACTTTCTAGAAACTACTACGAACAATTAAAAAGTATAATTTAAAAACAAAGTAAAATGAGTAGAAGTAGTCTTAAAATATCAGAACATTATATAAACCACGATACATTAATTGAATATTATACTTTATCTTTTGAAATAATGGTTCCTGAAGATATTACAAAAGAAGAATGGTATATATTAAATCATAAATTAGAAGATTTATATTACGAAATGAAAGAAAGTAAAAATAATAATAATCAAAAACAAAAGTAAAAATGAGTTACGACAACACGAACACGGCAGTTATTTTTAAGAATAACAAGAAAGAAAACGAAAAACATCCTGATTACAGAGGAACTATAAATGTAGACGGAAGAGAATTAGAAATTAGTCTATGGATTAAAGATGGTAAAGCAGGTAAGTTCTTCTCAGGTAAGATACAAGAACCATTTAAAAAGATGGAGAATACTTCGGACAAGATTAGAAACGAAAGTTCTGGATTGCCTTTTTAGTATGTAAATAAATTTAATTATATTTGCTGCAAGGTTAGAGTCTCAAACATAGTTAACCTCAAGAAGTTATTGAACCCTGATAATGAAGTAGACGTGAGACTCCTACGGATTTATCGGGGTTTGTTATTTAAAATTATTATTATGGCAAAAATTGTTTTAACAAATGGAGTTCTTAATGTAGAAGAATCTTTTGACGAGATTTTAAACAAAGAAAGAAAAGGAGATTGGATTGAATTAGTTGAATACAATCAAGAAGTAAGACACAGGAATAAATCAATTGGTTTAGAAGCTGATTATAGACTGTTAGTTAATATTAACCATATTCAATTAATTAAGATATGAACGGATATGAACTAAGTAGAAATTTTTGTGATTGGGCTTTTGAGAATCCTGACAAAATAAAACCAATACACTATGCTATATATTATTTTTCTATCGAGCATTGCAATAGATTAGGATGGAAAGATAAATTTGGACTTCCATCTCAAATGGTTATGGAAGCAATAGGAGTTAAAAATTGGAGAACATATTCATCAGGATTAAATGACCTTGTGGATTTTGGCTTTATAGAAATGATTGAGATAAGCAAAAATCAGTATTCTTCTAACATAGTTGCTATTGTAAAAAATACCAAAGCACCTACCAAAGCATTAGACAAAGCATTGTCAAAGCATAGTACAAAGCACAGTCAAAGCACTGTTAGTATAAATAAACAAGAAACAAATAACAATAAACAACATATACCCTCTGTTGAAGATTTTGTAGCTTATGGTTTGTCTTTAGTTGAAGATGCTTCTATTGAAGCGTTAAAACTTAAACATCAAAGTTGGTTAGTTAATAATTGGTGTAAGGAGAAGAGTGGTAAATTGATTAAAATTGTAAATTGGAAGTCTACTTTAAGTAACACAATTTCATATTTGCCTAAACAACCTAAACAGATAGCTAAATCTGAAGAACAAATAAGATACGAACACGTTATGAAACAACTAAACAAATGATACTATCAACAGGACATAGCACAAAATACTTAAACGACTATAAGAGCGGTAAGATATCTCAAGGTTTGGGTATAGGATGCGTATTAGATGACTACATTAGATTTAAACGTAAGCAGCTAAATATAGTTTTAGGACACGATAATGTAGGTAAGTCTTATTGGATGGAATGGTACTTTCTTGCGTTAGCTACTAATCACGATTTAAAAACAGTTGTTTGGATGGGTGAAAACTCAAGTGGTCAAGTGATGCGTGATTTAATACAAATGTATTCAGGCAAACATTTTAAGGATTTAACTTATGATGAGATACGTAAACACGAATCATTTATTGAATACTATTTTAAATTTTTAAGCAATGAAAAACTATATAAGCCAAAAGAAGTTTTAGATATCATTGGTTCTACAGATGCAGATATAGGATTTATCGACCCATTTACAGGATTAGATAGAGGTATGCAGCATTCAGATAATTATGAATTTTTAAATACTACAAGACAATTCTGTAATCAATCTGGAAAGACTTTGTATGTATCAACACATCCTAACTCAGAAAGTGGTAGAAGTGGTATGTTATACGGAGATGATTTCCCTGAATGGAAAGGGCATTTGAAACCACCACTTAAAGCACATATAGAAGGCGGTAAACCTTTCTTAAATCGATGTGACGATATGTTAATCATTCACAGGTTAGTTAAACATCCTACAATGAAATATTCTACAATGATAGACATAGAAA